CTCCACCACTTGTATAACCGCCTCTTGCGTAAAAAGCGTATTCACTGGTGCTGTCATTTCTGGATTCAATTCTTCCTCGAACTTCAAGTAAATTACCCGCAGTAACTGAAGTAGTGCCAATCCCTACGCGCTGTGACGAGTCAATCGTCATTGCTACAGTTTGTGTAGGTGACGAATAGCTAGATGCAGTTGTAAAACGCAGATTTGAACCTGAACCGTTTGCGTCTGTTATATAGATACCTGCCGAAGGATTGCTTGCGTTAATAGAAAAAGATAGACCATGGTTGCTATTTGCAGTTCCATAGCTTCCATTTAAATTAACTGCAACACCAAACGAAGATGTTCCAGAACCAACACCTCCATTAACATCAAGTTTGTGGTTAGGGCTACTAGTCCCCAGACCTAAGCGGCCATCCGCTGTAATGCGCATTCTTTCATTTCTGCCGCCGCTGTTTGAAGTACGGAAAACAATAGGGGAACTGTTGGTGGTAGTGTTTCCGAATATTTGAGACTCAATGGCAAACTCACCACTGTTGTCATAAATTCGGTAAACATTATTTGTGGCACTATAAGTCTCGGAAACATAGAACCCACCGGCTTTGGCGCGAATTGCTCCATTCCCTGCTGTAGCATCTAATGCAAACGCGGCGTTTGGGGCTGCACCAATCCCTACATTCCCACTCGCATCAACAAACAACCGCCCCGTGCCATTAGTCGAGATGGCTACTTGGTCTGCGCCAGGGGAGTAAATGCCGGTGTTGGTGTCTCCAGAGATAAACAGTGAAGGAGAACCAGCAGAGCCTGAGGTAATCCCCAGAGCACCCGTCATGGTATCGCCAGACAAAGAAACAGTTGTAGTATCTACATAGTTCTTTGTAGCTGCATCTTGAGCAGAGGTAGGATCTGTGACGTTAATAATCTTGTTGCTATTAACATCAAGTTGATCAGCAATAACAACGTTACCAGTACTGCTAGAGATAGTCCGGTTAAGAACATCAAGGTTACCACCAAGTTGAGGAGTAGCATCCGACGCCACATCAAACGCAATAGAACCAGACGGAATGGTAACAAAGCCAAGCTGTTGATCTACTTCAAAGAAATCACCAACACTGAATTTACCGTTATGATCCGTGATAGCAGTCCAAATAGCACCACCATTCAGTTCAACACGTTGGTTGGCTTCAACAGGAACACCACCGTTTTCAGGAAGGGCATTGTAATTAGTACCTGACCCGACATACTCCATCGTGTGACCGCTAGAAGCAATCATCGAGCGGAGATAGAACTCAGCGGTAGCAGGCGTGCTAACAGCACCGTTAAGACCAAGGTTCTCGCTGCGATTAGTTGGATTAGGACGACTAATAGTCACATCCCATCCAGTACCATTAGCAACAGCAGAAAGGATTGGATACTCAATACCATTCAACTCAACCAGCATATTGGGTTGAGGACGGGTTGCATCGCCATGCCAGGAAGGATCAGCAGTAGGTGCTCCAATAGTAAAGGTAATATCACCATCAGCAGCATTAGTACTAAGAGCTGCAGTAAAGATCGGATCAACCGAACGACCATCAGTAATCAATGAGTACCGACCAAAGTCAGAAGTTGAAGCAGCAAGGTTAGCCTGACCACCATTCAGACACTTGATGTGGTAATGAGTAAAGAAGGCGTAGGAGCTAGTAGCTTGACAGTAACCGTTGTTAGTAACAAGAATGGCAGGACCATCAAGACCAACGTGGGTATAGCTGTCACAAACAATAGAACGAAGCGGTGAATTAACAGAAGGAACAGAACCGTCAACAATAATACCACCACCAGTCGGTGCAGAGTCGGTATCACCAGCAGAGCCACCAGCAGGACGGTTAGCATTCAGGTTGCTGTTATCAATCTCACTGTCGGAGAAGTTCGTACAATTTTGAATGTACGGAGATTTAATAATAGTTGAATCGTTGTAGAATGCAACGTTCCAACCTTGAACAGGTGGTAGACCAAACGTAGCATCAGGGTCAATAGAACCCACATCACCACGAGTACCAGATGCCTTAAGACCAGTAAAGGTCAAGTTAGCAAGGTAAGAACCACTATTAACTTCAAACAAGTTATTGGTTTCAGTTGCAGCAGTAGGATGCACCACACAGCTGCGTAGAGCTTGACCAATCACCGAAACATCACGTCGCTTGATCTGAATGGGTGCAACTTCTTGATAGACACCAGGAGCAACTACAACAACTTGTCCATCACCAGTACCGCCAACAGTCAATTGGAAACCAGAACCAGTACCACCAAGATTAGTGTTACTTGCAGACAGAACATCACCAATGGAATATTCTTGAAGAGTAGCTACGTTAGTAATAGTTGCAAGCGTAATAACACCAGCAACAACAGTGATGTTAGCTTGAAGTCCAGTACCAGAACCACCAGTCAACGGAACATTAGAGTAAGTACCGGTCACATAACCGGAACCACCGTTGCTAATTGAGGTAGAAACTTCAGAGTTGATCTGTTCAATAGCAGCTTTAATTGTTTGCTTAGGACGGCTAATACGGTGACCATCGTTAGCATTATCACCATTAGCTGCATCAACATAGACAACCTTGGTTTGACTGGTAAATGTACCACCAGAACTAATGCCAATCCAACCACTACCATTCCAAACAGAAAGAGTCTTATCAGCATCATTCTGGAACCAAGTCTTACCTACTTCCCAGTTAGAACCTGTAGGAGTAGCGGTTTGGACAATGGTATCAAAACGGCGAGCAGCAGCACTAGCAGTAAAGATGTTGGTATCTGCAGGAGCAGGGGAACCAGCGTTCTGTTCTGCATAGGTAATAATGTCTGCATCTTTAATTCGATCGAAATCAATCGAGTTTGATGCAAGACCAAGAGTAATAGTACCGTCGCCATCATCGGTAACGGTAATACCAGTCCCATCCGTACCAATATCACCAGTGATAGCAGCATCGATCATATCATCGATCTTAGCTGTAGTAGCGATAGTAGTATCATTATTAGGATTAGCTTCAGCTGAAGTGATGATGTCTTCTGCTTTAATCCGATCCAAATCAACTGAACCAGCACCAATGCCCAGAGTCACTACACCGCTAGTAGCAGTTTTGGTAAGCCCTGTATTGTTGACAAGAATGTCTGTCTCAATGACATGATCAATGTAGTCTTTAACAGTACCAGTAGTCGGTACTGCATCATCATTGTCAGGGATAACATCACTAGCAGCAGCAAGCTCTGCTTTAGTAAAGGTATCGTTTACTTCATCTTGGAACCGTTGATCCAAAGCAGCAGTAGTTGCAATGGTTGCATTATCACTACGCCAAGCATCAGTAGAATAAATAGTGTTATCAAAACGATCCCAATAGTTATCCAAAAGGTACTGATAAACGTCATCAGTTACACCTTGACAATTTGCTTCTTGAATAGCATAACGAAGCTGCTCAAAATTCTTATTCAGGTCATCAGACCGAATAGCAGAGCCAGGATTAAACAAAGCACGAATATCATCGATATTAGTGACACGCCTAATCCTGACGTTATCTACAGAAGACTCGTTGGGGTCAACAGGTGCAGCAGGTGATGGAGGTGCAGTACCAGTAAACTCAACAATGGTGGGGTTAGCGTCTGTAACTTGCCAGGGATAGGTGGCATCAGTCGTTGCCTTTACGTCCCATTCTTTAGTTGTAGCGTTCCAAAAGGAAACCTCAATCTCAGTTTTAAATAAATACGGGAAATCGAAAGAAAACTGAGTCTTCGATCCATTACCCGCTTGAATTGTTTGTACGTCAGCGCACGACATAATTAGTTAAGTGTAAGTTTACTTACGTTGAATAATTGCTGTGGTGGGATCGAAAACTTCGCCAGCAATGGAAGCTTCTTCAGACAAATCTTTTTCAGCTTGACGCATCTCAAGAGCTGCAAACATATCGCCATCCATTTCAGCATAAGCGAAATCTTCAGCAGCACGACGAGCTTCAGACAAACGAACATGAATATCATGCCATTTCTTCAGAGATACCTCATCTGATTTAACCAGTTGACCGCGTAATTTACGGAGCTTTTCAATACTCTTCCAGTCACCAGCGTCCCGCATGATCTCTTGAATAGAAGCTTTAAAATGCCCCTGTTCACCCATTATACGGAAAAGCTCAGAACGTTCAGTACTAGATAGTTTGACACCATCTTTTGTACGGAAAGTTGTATTAACATCAAATTCAATATCTTCCAAGAACTTCTCCTCAGGAGATTGATCTGGATGAATTTTGATGGGACTGTAAGCATTCCAGACACGCTGCATAAAGCCATAACCGTTCGCCTTTTTACCAGTCACAGGACTGTAAATATAAGGTTGGCGATTGGTAGGATCCAATTCACCAGCAAAGCTATTACGGTTTGCAAGAATACTAAAGAAGTCATTATCGACTTCCCTCATACCCTCACTGAAAATACGGGACCATTCATTACGTTGTCCAGCAAGAGGACCTAGGCTGTTGACAAAACCAGCACTCCAACGAGCAACGGCTCCTTCATTACCACTAAGCATATCCATCAATGGTTTAATGGTAGACAAAGCGGTACGATCAGTAACAGCTGCACCAAGCACAAAAGCAGACTTTTCTAACATTTTTTCGGTAGCTGCTTCACCCAGCATATCGAAGTTATCCGATATGTTAGCAACCAATGCTACCCAATCTGCCAAAGGACCTAGCCATTCATATGAATACCAATTACCGTCTAAACCTTTGTAAGTACGTTTCTTCCAGTTAGTTTGCTTTTCCCTAGCACGTTGAGCTTCTTTATCATAAAGACCATCACCACGTAGGCGATCAGTCATGACAAGACCAATTGCTGAAGTAACTGCCAAACCACCAAGAGCCTTACGTCCACGGGTCGTGTATTTAAGATCAGCGATTCGATTCTGTTTAGCAACACTATCAAGGTTCTCTACGTCAATATTACGGGCACGAAGCATTTCATCAATTCGTGCTTCATCACCAAGCAGGTCTGCAAGTTTAACATAAGCTAGTTCATTTACATCCCGTTGGAACGGAGTCCAAAGAGGATTGTATTTACCACCCATGTCAATCACATTCATGCCTTGAGTGGGGAACATCATGAATGGACGCAAACCAGGAAAAGTCTGTACCATACTGGATACAGCAGATGCCAAAGGAGTATCAAGGTTAAGTGCCATCTCATTAGTAGCGTACTTAACTGCTCCATCCTTCAACATATCATTACTATCAAACACCTCGTTGTAGTATTTTTCAGCAATAGGTTTGACGTTCTCTTTAGTAACAGGTTTACCAGATGCTACCAACTCATCCATAGCACGGAAACGGGCTTCAGCTGAGGCATTAAAGACACCGGTAAATCCATCCAAAGCAGTCATTGCATTGGTACCGAACCGAAGCACAGGATCCTTACCAAGGTCATTCAGCATCTCAATCTGTTTAACGAGATAACCCAAACCATAATTACCTTGTGCAGCTTGTGTTCTAGCAGCAGTTTTTAAGAATTCAAGTTCTCGTTCTGATTGCAAAAGCAGATCAATGCGGGTACCGCTTTTTACAGTATCTGGATTTTTTGATGCCTTCATAAAGATACTACCAGCATAAGGTATTGCCTTTTGCATAGTATCCATGATAGAGCTGTAAGCAATCCAACCACGTTGAATAGCCTTCAAATCACCTGTCATCGCTGCACCAGCAAAATGGGAAATTGGTTGAGAAATGATTCCACCAAAGTTACCTACTAATGCTTGGATAGGAGTAGCAAATGCAGACAACATAGCGTTGTAGACATTAGACCAAACACCTGCAACCAGTTTATTCTCAACCTCAGGATTAAGGTTAATGAGTCCTTTACCCAAATCGGTAGTCATACCATGGATGTACTTATTCATCTTAACAATGGTATCAATTGATCCATCAGTAAGTTCATAAGCCATCAGGAATTGTTCCATCAACTCAGGTTGATTCTCAGAAATCTGCCTTAAGGTATTACCAAACCGTTGGGAATCTTCAAAGATCTTTTGAGCTACATCACCGGCTTCTAGTACACTTGCTTCGTTATAACCTTCAATATTCTTGAATCCATTACGGACAAGTTGGATAATGTTAGCCTTACGATTCTTATAGTATTTAGCAGAACCAGAAAGTTGAGTTACATACTGCATCAGATCGATGATCTTTTCTTGGGCAACATCAACAGCTGCAGTACCTTCCATCATCCTTGCGCCTTCAGCAAGGTCAGAAATACGTCCAGTCAAAGATCCAGCAAGCAATGCCTGAGCACGTGCCAAATCCATGTTCGTAATTTCACCACCGAATTGACGAAGAACTCGGGATGCCATAGCAAACCCTTGATCCGTCATCATTTCCTTACCCTCTTTATTTCGGGTAATATATGGTTCTAAGGTTTGACGGATGTCAGCCTTACTCATACGAGGGTCAAACAGTTGAATGACTAGATCCTCATTAGAATCAAGAACATCATCAGCGGTAACTTTCCAACCATCACCCTCCATTCCGATCCTACCAGCCTTGTTAAGCTGTTCAGCAAGTCCAAGAACAATGTCCTGCCCGTTGTCACTACCCTGTAAAGCATACTTCAATGCAGGCTCAGAGATCATATTACCAATGCGACCGTAAACGGTGTCAAGGTTTTTAGAAATACGAGCTTGGTCAATAGCAGCACCGACAACACCAAAGTCATCTACAGTACGTACACCGATTTCAGAATAGTCAAACAGGTCATGAACACCTTTCAAAGGTACATCCATGTTAGGATTTTGGGAAAGGTTGTAATAACCCAGTTCATCCAAAGCTTCTTCTTGACGCTTAAGAGCATCAGCAAATGCTTCTTCAGGATCACCTGAGCGAGCCTTTGGAGAGTTTTCAGTCAACCATTGACGTGCCTGAGAAGTTTCACCAACCAGTTGATTTGATTTGCGAAGGCTGCTCAGACCATCAGCCATTGCTCCGACAAACTTAACACTGCCTTCTGCAAGACCAGTGATAAAACCCATACCTAGGTCTTCATAGATACCCTTAGCACGTTTCTGATCAGGACCATCATCCTTCAACGTAGCAAGACTGTCTGGAATCCAATCAAAAGTATTGGGCCATTTCTGTTTCAATGAACCAGTGAGGTTATCCTCTTCGTATTCACTACTAACAGAACCAACTGCAACACCAGCTGCTGCTTCAACACCACGCTCACCAAGCCAACGCATAAAAGGCATGTTACCAATAGACCAGCCAACACGTGACTGAGCCATAGCACCACCTCTAATACCAAGCCTACTGAGACCAAGTGTAGGAAGAACAACTGAGGAAATCTCTCTCAGTGCTTGGAAATGATCTGTTTCAAATTTCGGTAGTTTCTTAAACTTCTGTCCAGTTACCTTGTTAATAACATCAACACCGAAGTCAAGTGCCCCTACAACAGGAGCAGAACCGCCTTCAACAACTTGTCTGGCATAATCTCCGATGTCATATCCTTCTTCCCAAGGAAACTGCTGTTCCTTCTGCTGACCACCCGTAGGAGGTTGCATTTGTTGAGGCTGTTTAGTTTGTCCTCCCGTAGAAGTAATTGCTCCAGATTCAGCTTGAGCAGCACGAGCAGCATTAGCTTGTTCAGCCTGCCGCTCAAGTGCCATCTCAGCTTGAAACTCTTCAGAGAGTTCCATTTCACCTGGATCAACCCTAAACATCTCTGTAGGATCGTATTCCATAATTAATTCAACATGTAATAGAGATTAGGTCTACCGTACTTTTGTTCATATTCTTGAGGCGTGCCTCTCCAGTCAAACTTAGCTCGTGATGAGCTGTTGCTAATAATCATACCATCGGGACCAACAATACCCATGTGAGGGAATGGATCAGTTGGATGATTATCTTGCATAATAGCGATAGCACCAGGAACAGGTCCAGGAACTCGTCGAGCCGTTTGATCAAGAATCCGTTTTACCTCAGGAACATAAAGACTTGTCCCCCAAGGAACTGGCAATCCGGCAGAACGCATTACTTTACTAACTGCCCAAACACAAGCATTTTTCCCTGCAGAGGGACCTTCGCTTGTATCCATACCAACGTAGCTGGTTGCACTTGAGGAAAGTTGTAGGTTACCGTTACCAGAACGCATAAGGTGGGGATTATTCAAAGCTGTACCAGCACCACCATACTTATACAAAGCTGCAGCAAACTTCTTACCGTGATTCAACATCTCCCGTTTGATAGGACCATCAGGGAGTTCACCACGAAGATAAGCATCATAGTTACCAGGACCAGCGTTGTATGCCATAGCAGCCGCAACTGGATCACCGTACTTTTTCAGCTGAATAGAGTAGTACTGTGTACCATAAGCAATGTTAGCCCGTGGATCTTTCCAGTTTTGTTGTGCGAAGAATCCAGGATGAGATGCTTTGTTAATCTGCATCACACCAAATGAGGTGTTATTGTAGCTCGGTTTGGTAGGATTAAAACCGCTTTCAACATCTGCCAATGCTGCAATGTAAGAAGGATTAACTCCACTACGTTGAGCTGATTCCTGGATAATAGGACCGTATCCACGTGGAATTACATCAGGGTTAAACGTGTTAGCACTGCCCAAACCACGAACAGAACGCAACACACTAGGAGTCTTGTAAAGAAGTCTTTTGAAAGCAGGACTAATAGTTTGATTAGTAGTGTCCAAGGACGGCGGCGGCTTCAACGGTTTCATACCTTGAGCCACAAGTTGACGGTTAATAATGGTCATAGGATCCAGACCATTGGTTGTACCGGCAACAGCCAGAACATCTTGAGGAATGGTAAAACCAGGTTTACCATATTTCCTAGTAATGTTTTGAGCCTCAGATGCAGTCAAAATAGAATCTTTAGTATCAAGTACCTCTTCAATCCCATCTTCTTTAATACGTTTTTTCAAATACTCGTAACGTCTCCGAGCCTGTTCAGCAGCAGGCAACGCTCCTTTAGTCAAACCAGGGAACGTGGCTGCACCACCAGGACCATCAGTTTTACGATACCATTTGCTATTAGGATCTCTCAAACCAGCTTTAACTTCTTTATCCAATTGAATACCAATTGAGGCAGAAGCAGTATTGAAATCCATACCACCAGCTACAGCTTCATCAACACGTTTGCGATATTCAGCCTGCATGTATGCTTGAAGAACTACACTTGCTGCAGTATTAGGTTTGTTGGTACCAAAAGAAGTAGCACCGTTAGCTGTAGTTTTAAATGAATCTAATGTTTCTTTGTAAATTCCTGTACTGTAGCGACGCTCTTGATTAGCGAATCTATCAGCCAGTTTTTTACCAGCTGCATAGTCTAAACCTTGAGCAGCGTCAACCGCTTCTTGGGTAATGAAACCATCAGGAATAGCTTCCAGCCTTTCAATAGCTTTAGCTTTCTCTACTGCTTCAGTAGTGTAGTTAAGTTGGAATTTATTGATGGAATCAGGGACTCTACCCCATGCGCCACGGAAAAATTTAACCGCTGCATCAGCGTTTTTCTTGCTAGGATCTTTAACCAAACCTTCAAGAACACGTTTTTCGTCCTGTAAAAATCCGACGTTATCCGCTGCGATCTCAGTGTTTCTGAATTCAAGATCAGTCTTTACCCTTGCTAGTTGCATATTAGCAAAGCGTGAAGGCCAATCAAAAGCAAATCCTCTGCCACCTTCTTTTAAAACAGCTTGTGACAGCTGTTCCATAGTAAACAGAAATTTACCATCAGGTCCCCTAAGAGTTGCCAACGCTTCAAATTTATCCAAAGCACCTGCATAACCATTCTTAGGATTACGTGCCCAAGTACGGAATGAAGTCAATGCATTTTGAGTAAAGGCTGCTGGATTATTGGTTAGAATAGTAGTGGCATTATCATCCTGCATTGCATACAGGTTCTCTTCTTCTAACCGCCTGACTTGACCAAGGATGCCTTGATGAAGAGTTTTGACCGAAGTCAAACCATCTCGCATCATTTCAGGTTTCAGTTTAAGAAGACCTGTCTCCTGAGTAAATTTACGTTGGAAGTCTACAAGAAATGCAGATGCACCACCTGAAGTAGCGAAGGTATCCTGATTCTCTGTTTTAGCCTTTTGAAGGCGATCAGGGTAAACAACGTTCCACAGGTAGTTAGCACGAGCTTGATCCAGACCATAACGGTAACCAGAGCTCATAGCCCGTGCCTGAGCTACTGCTAAGGGGTTACCACCAGCAGCTACAACATTATCCAAAGCTCCTTGACGGAGTTCTTCTTGAGCAGCAAGTTCCCCTTCACCCCGAATCTGTTTAATGACTTCATCAGAGTTAGGGTCAAATTCAAGGATAGCCTTTTGAGACTCTTCCTCAAACTTCTGGGTTTCAATTTCCTCTAACTTTTTAGCAGCAGTTTGGCTCAGTTTAGCAACACTACCAAAGATTGTAGTAGCTGCTTGCTGTTGATTTTCAAAGTTCCGTTGAGAAACGGATGCATCAGCTTGCAGTTGACGAAGCTGATTTTGATCGTTTTGAGTTTGGATTCGAAGGTTAGATTCTTGAGCCCGTTCGGTATAACGGGCATCTTCCTTCATCTGTGCTAGAACGTTCTGCCGGTTTTGAATCTCGGCTTCACGGGCAGCACGCATAGTCTCGGCAACACGGGCGCTTTCTTCCCTCATTCGGGAGATAGCTTGGCCCCCAACTTCTATAGGTTGATACCCACCAGGCCGTGCTGCCCTTCTGTATTCTGCTTGTGCCATAATATATTAGAGTTGAGATTGGTATCTATTTTTATTCCAGTCAACACTTGCCACAGAAGCAGCAGCAGAACCAATACCAGAGATAAGGGGAGCAAAGACGCTCTGCTGTACAGGTGCAGATACCATACCAGGCATAACCTTCATGGGTTCAATAAAGACCCGTTCAGGTGCTTGAGTCGGTTGCATCAGATCAGGTGCTGCCTCAGGTTGAATCATCATAGAAGCTTGAGCACTAAGATCAGACCCATACTTACGTAAGTTAATATCTCTGACGTTACGCCTCATCTGTTCCACAGAGCTAGACAAACTTGCATCCATAATGGCTGCATTTCTACCCATACTAGCAATAGTTGATTGTAAACCTTTGGCTCTAGAACCACCAGCTTGCCTTAAAGCTGCTCGCCCCTCCGCTTGTAATTGGTCTACAAGGGCTCCTTGTCCAGCAAAGACCGTTTCATTCATAATCTCATTCAACGCTGCTTGCTCGCCTTCATAGGCTTGCTGCATTGCAATGTTATTATAGTTGAGCTGATCCCTTGTATTCTCTACAGACTTACCATACTGCTTAATAGCTTGTAGGTAATTGAAGTCTTGAATACTCTGATTATACTGCCAACTCCGAACAGCAGTATCCCATTCGTACTGCCTGAAGTTGTAGTAGTTTTGTTTCTCAACTTCAAATGCTCTTTTATTGTATTCATTTTGAGCATCTGCAGCTTGTTGTGCGGCTCGTTTTTGTGCTTCGTAGTTCTCTTGTGCAGCTTGGTTTTGTTGATCAGCTTGACTGGCACCAAAGATACCACCAATAACTGATGTTGCAGCACCAATACCTGCTGCCCAAAGTGCTGGCATCTTTAAGCCCTCCTATAGAATCGTGGTGAATAGTTACCTTCCCACATCATCGACACCAACGATACAGGATAGGGGAAATTACTTGTCACTTTAAGTTCAAAATTAGTATTACGTTGATGGACGGGGACAATAAAGCGTTGCTCAGATTTGACAGGATTGGCATCAGCTGCATAATAATCTGCATCTGCTACATGTTGAACATCAACCCATTCATTAGAACCAGTCGCTCTTACTTTAAACGTCACTGCACCTGTCCTACCTACAGAGAACTTAACTCTGGAGACAGTCAAAGCAGCGGTAAAATCAGTAGTATTCTGATCCCTACGGAAGTAGAACTTAGGAAGTACTGCTTCAAAATCATAAGGATAACCGACTACAATACCGTCATCATAATCAGTGAAATCACCTTGTACTTCAAAGTACCTGTAACCAGTACCTGTCTCTGTACGCTCATAAGCAGTTGCATAGTAACCAGCATCTGAATCAAGCTCTGCAGAAGTACCGTTATCGGCTGTTGGTACAGTAAGAAGCATCATACCGTTCCGCTGTACAAACGGGGTAAATGGTACGTAGATCTTGGTAACGTCGTTAACGTCATCATACACCACCGCATTGACGCCTACAGCAGGCGAGACGGGGCGTGTAGCCATGTCCAGGCATGGATTACCCTGAATGGCGTTAGCGGTCGCTACAACGTCTCCTGTGGGTATCTCATCAAGGGTGATTCTACCAATAGTATATTCGTCCTCATGTTGAGAAACAATGATTACAGAGTCATTGAGAATCTGAGCAGTTTGAATAGTACCAGGAAGTTGCCACTTAGTCCATGCTTGGAATAGATCCTTCTCACCGTTGTTGTAATAACGATATAGATACAGGTAAGAAGTGTCCCTATCAATCAGCATGATAACTGAGTTTTGAGGACTCACTGTTAAATCGTTGATATTCTCAGGCAACCATTCCAATACTACTTTACTGATGTCTACAACAACAGGGTTCTGCTCAACGTCCCGGAGTTGTAAAGTGAATAGTTTACTGTATCCAGAAACCCTGCTGACAAAAGCAGCAGTTGTTCCAACATCAACAGGAGCAATGTCAGTATTCATTTCGTAGCTAGAAATAGCTCTGACTACTGCAGAAGACGGAGTTAAGATGCTCCCATCTGTGGTGAATACTTGGAACTGTTGACGCTCAGAAAAAACAATTAAACCTTGTGGAGAAGGCAGAACATCAGACAAAGTAACAGGTCTGATGCTTGCCACGTTTAGATCGATAGGATCGGAGTCAATCTCAGTTAAGGCTGATTTAACAAAGAAATTGTAAGGATCGTTGGCAACACTAAAATTAATATTATCCTTAGATAGGATACCAAACCTATTGTTGTAAAAGAATGTTGAGGTAATTGGAGACCCAATAAAGGCAGGGATAGGACTGGTAACGTCATCACCAGCTTCCCTTGCTTTCCAAGTAATAGGGTTAAATTCAAAAGTAGTAGCCCCTGTATTCTCCAATTGGTGAGGCATAGTATCCTCATCAACGCCTGGTGATACATCCCTGGCTACAGCTTCTTTCCAATAACCTCTACCCTTTTGTGTATTATAAGCTTCAAATTCTACATAGTAATCATCTTCTGTAGAATCACTGTTTAGAATTTTAACATGGTGACCATGGAAAGATTCAATAGGAAGCTTAGAAACATTAACAACTTCATCCTCAAATACTTCCAAGGAATCGTTATTAAGGCCACCCTTGGCTTCAATAGTGAAGGCAGCAGGGGTCCCTGTAAATGTACCGTTTGTGTTCTGGTAATCAGTAAGTACTTGATTAGTACCTGTAAATCTTTTGATTACTAGACTGTTGGTATAGCCTTCCAGACACCAAGTACCAGAAAAGGCGGCATTACTTGCAGCCTGTTGAGCAAGAATAGTTGCTCGAATTGCATCAACAAGATTATGGTTAGTATTAATACTAGCTGCATTGAACAACAACATCTCATCGAATGTTGTACTGTTCTGCGATTCCACAGTTGTTGCAATACCTTGTATAGTTACCGTATATTTATACGTAGCTACAAGTGTAATCAGTTTAAGGGTAGCGACTGAGTTGGCAGTAAATGTACCTGCCGCCTGCATTGCGGAATTAACCGTTCGGTTAGTGATAATTGTGGTATCTTGGATGCTACGGAAGTGGTAGTCATTCTGTCCAGTACCAGTTAGATATCCAGGAGCGTTATTAGTTACAGTACACCATGTACCGTTTGCAGCAGTCCAGACAAAAATATCATCATCTACCACTGCTCCAATGTAAGAACCTGCTGCATCCCGTTCAATAAAGAACCAAGCAGCATCTGCTAATTCAGATTCAGTAAATGCTGTTCCATTAGCCTTCTTTAAAACACTGGTAAACTGCATACCAGGACGTTTGAGGAGACCATAGGTAGGGTCTGGATAACCGTTAATGCACTCACTAAGCTGCCCCTCTAGTTTCTTGTCGTCGTTTTGCCGTGAGACACCACCAAGAAAGTTTGGTGTTAGTTGAGTTACTGCTGGCATTATCGGTACAGTGTGTGATAAGGTTGATAGCTTTGATAATAGTTTTCACCGTGAGGACTACCAAAGTAGGAGTAGTCTCCTTGGCTCGTTTCATACTCAAGAGCCATGGCACGGGTAAACGATTCTTTCTGTTGTAACATTTGGTACTGATTGGAATCACCAATAATTCTGCTAGATACAATAGCAGCAGCACGTGCTACAATAAATGCTTGGACTGGTTCAGGGATGCTACCCCAATCTAGTTCCCAGATAATATCGACATAAACTGTTTCATCTTCCCAAGTGTAGGAATGAGCAGTTCTGTCATACAGCTTACCACCACGATTCACACTATCTCGATTCAGATTAACAGTACGGGTATCGCTTAGATCCATCTGTAGAACATTGTTCGGAATCAGGATCTCATTGTTATTATTGGGAGTGATGGGGTAATCGTATTCCTTATTAAAAGTCCAGCCTTCAGCCTGTACTTCGCGTGACACTTCTCGGAGGGTGTTGAGTGCAATCGCAACGTCCGGGTTGGTTGGGGTTTCAACTCTGCTTGTAACAATGGATTGAGTCATAGCCCGTTCTGCAACCGTCTGTGAGATGTTCACAGTGTATTCATAGGTCACAGGATCGGTAGCTTGCTCTACCCCAGCAGTAGCAATAGAGGTTCCACTAGCCACACCAGTGCCACCAATATAGGTACCAACAGGAATGTTAGCAGTAGTGGTGGTAAGAGTGGTACCAGAGATTGAACCAGTAAAGCGACTAACTTCATTGATTACAAGAGTCTCTTCAGTTGTCAACGTAGTAACAGGAGCCTGACCAACTGACGCCAGGATCTGATTAACAGCTTGTAGCTCAGTGTTGGAGCCAGTAGTAGGGAAAGGCATAATTGATAATAAGACTAATTCTCAATAAGGAATTAAAAAAAAGGAGCCCCCGAAGGAGCTCCCGTAAATAGCTAAAACTTATCAGGTGTTAGCAGGATAGGTAGAACCGAATGCAGTAGGTGCAGTGCTGGTAGCATACAGCTCAACACAAGCAGCAGGGTTCAGGAAGTCAGCGCCCATGGCGAGACGACCCAGGATCACATCGCCCTGGTAGATCACCGACACGTCGCCGCTGGTGACTTGAACCTGAGGAGCGATAGCTTCCACACAACCAGCAGCTTCACGTTGGAAGATCAGACCGCAAGAAGTGTTGAAGGAAGCAGCTTCACCGTAGTTGTTGTTCATACCGGTGACACCGCCGCCATCTTCGATAGCAGGGTTCACGAAGGAACCGGTGTTGCCAGGATCAGCAGGACCACCAGCTTCGCCGTACTTGACGCCATAACGACCCAGGAAGGGGATGTTCATGGACTTGTAGATCTTGATACCAGCGATCTCCACAACGCCGTTGCCCTTCTGCAGAGCATCGCCTTGGACATCACGGTTAACCAGACCGTTGCTACCGATAGCTTGGATCAGAGCGTAGTACTGGCGGGGGTTCAGAACACCCACACGACCGTCCATGCTGACACCCTTCTCATCCAGAGCGGCAGCTGCATCATAGAATGCATCCACCAGTTTGGCAGAATCGAAAGCATCAGAGGTAGCACCAGCGCCGGTACCAACTTGGATCTGAGTACCACCGGGCTCAACATAGTTAGCCTTGGTGATAGGAGATGCAAGACGAGCACCTTTGGCGATCTGACGGAAGATCAGACGGTCATACTTTTCAGCCAGAGCATAGCCGATCTTACGGGAGATCTCGCTACGCAGATCGTAGTGGCTGAGGACTTCATCAAGCTCATACACAAAGGCAGAGCTGATCAGCAGGTCATCACAGGTGATGGTCTTCTCGGCCACCGGAGGTGCACCGTTGCTATCACCAAGGATGCTGTTACCAGGAGTGTGGTACTCAGCAGTCGTGCGACCAGTGTAGATAAACTGGAGGCTCTTGCCGCCCTTGAGGGTACGGCGCATAACCAGATCACGAGCAATCGTGTTGTTCTGGAAGCCTTTGAACATCTCTCCAGAGAAGAGCTTCAAATACAGAGCGCGGGCATCACCCGCAGAGTTAAGCTGACCGCCACGAGTAAGCGAGGCGGGCATATCAGAAGATTGGAATGCCATTTTAAAGGAGTAAGGTTAATGTTTACTTGCTCCCAAACGTTTGGAAATTTTTTTTTAGTTTTTATTGTGGTCTATCCCACCGTCTAGACGGCGAAGGGTGTCCTCGTAAGGGCCAACGCCAAGAGGAGCCAGGTCCGACTCTGAGGTGCCTGACTCCAATGCGCCTTTTGCGGGCGTTTCAATGCGTGTTTTGCGGACTATCCAATGGATGGAGCCACCAAGGCGACTGGAGTTGTCTCAGCAGCAGCAAGGTCCAAAGGGAAGTTGTGTGCATTTCGTTCGTGCATGACTTCGAATCCAAGGTTTGCTTGGTTAAGAATGTCTGCCCAAGTACGAACAACACGTCCCTGACTATCAAGAAGGGACTGGTTAAAATTAAAGCCGTTAAGATTAAAAGCCATCGTGCTGACACCAAGAGCAGCGAACCAGATACCAACAACAGGCCAAGCAGCCAGAAAAAAGTGAAGGCTGCGAGAGTTGTTAAAGCTTGCATACTGGAAAATCAGACGACCGAAGTAACCATGAGCGGCTACAATGTTATAGGTTTCTTCCTCTTGCCCAAACTTGTAACCATAGTTCTGAGAAATTTCCTCAGTGGTTTCACGGATAAGAGAAGACGTGACAAGGCTACCGTGCATAGCACTAAACAAGCTACCCCCAAATACACCAGCAACTCCCAACATGTGGAAAGGATGCATGAGGATATTGTGTTCAGCTTGGAAGACCAGCATGTAGTTAAACGTGCCGGAAATACCGAGAGGCATTGCATCGGAGAAAGAACCTTGACCGAAGGGGTAGATGAGGAAGACTGCAGTAGCAGCTGCAACCGGAGCAGAGTAAGCAACGAAAATCCAGGGACGCATCCCTAGTCGATAGCTAAGTTCCCACTCTCGTCCCATGTAAGCATAGATGCCAATGAGGAAGTGGAACACTGTGAGTTGGAACGGACCCCCGTTGTAGAGCCATTCATCAAGTGAACCAGCTTCCCAAATTGGGTAGAAGTGTAGTCCGATGGCGTTGCTGCTCGGAATGACGGCTCCCGATATGATGTTGTTTCCATAGAGTAGAGACCCAGATACAGGCTCACGGATGCCATCAATATCGACAGGGGGAGCCGCAACAAATGCAAGAACAAAACAAATGGTGGCTGCAAGTAGACACGGAATCATCAGTGTCCCAAACCAGCCGACATAAAGACGGTTATTAGTACTGGTTACCCAGTCACAAAAACGGTCCCAAGAAGATTGAGACCGTGGAGCTGCGAGAATAGCAGTCATGTTTGAAGTTAGTTAAGACGGGTTACTTTGACCCTTCCAACTCCAGAGCTAGTGAGACCGATAGCGTCAGCCGCACCTTTACTGAGATCTAAACCCCTATCGCTATAATAGGGACCGCGATCGTTAACCCGAACAACGGCACACCTTTTGAAACAAACTTGAAGCTTAGTTCCAAAGGGGAGTGTCTTGTGCGCTGCAGTAAGGGAGTGTTGATTAAATCGTTCACCGTTAGCGGTGAGGTTTCCGTGGAAGCCAGGACCATACCAACTGGTGATCACCGACAGAGTAGTTAGAATAGGAATCATGAGAAATTAGCAAAGAACTTTTATATTACTTACTTCTTCAATTGTCCCGTCAAAACACTCGCAGTAATGACGGGACTACCGCACTACTTTTTCTTAGCAGTTTTAGCTGCA